TGATGCTAAAATAGCTGAACTTGCGAACCCAACATCCACAACTGGGATGCCTTGGTAATTTTAAACACTTAAACTAAAGGAGATCAAAATGGCTGAAGATAAAAAGGTTATTACGATTGATAATGTAGACTACACTGAAGACCAACTAAATGATACACAGAAGGTTATTATAAACCACATTAACTCTCTAAGTCAAAAGATTGGATCAGCAGAATTTAACTTAGACCAACTTAAAGTAGGTAAGGATGCGTTTATAAAGATGCTTACTGAATCACTTAAAGAAGAACCACAAGAAGCTGAGTAAACTTAACTTAAGGTATAATTAATATGTCAAGAGATTTATCAGATAATACAATAGATAACATATCTCAAGATGTTGTTTATCCATTCTTTGCTACAGAGTTAAGGTTTGATGGTAATAACACAATACGAATGTGGACAGGCCAAGGAACCTTAGTTCTATCAGACGGAACTCAGTGGGTTGGTTTAGGTCAACTACTTAATATATCTGCTATAGAAGAAACCTCTGAGATGGCTGTTAAGGGTGCTACAATAACTCTTAGTGGTATACCTCAGACTTTACTCTCACTAGCCCTTGCAGAGCCTTATCAGGGTCGTGTGTGTAACATATACTTTGGTACTTTCTCTCAAGGTAGCATACTACAGGAGTCTGCTTCTTATATACTCCTACAAGATGGTTCTAGGATTAACTTAGAGACAACAGATAAAGGTTTTAATGAGTTGTTCTCTGGTTACATGGATCAGATGAATATAGAAGAATCCTCTGACACTTGTACTATTTCCCTTGCAGTAGAGAATAAACTAGTTGACCTTGAGAGAGCTAGAACAGCTAGGTTTACATCTGGTTATCAGAAGTCAATTTACGCTGGGGATCTAGGTTTAGACTTTATAGAAGATCTACAAGATAAATCTATAGTCTGGGGCAAGGATAGTGCTTAAAATTGATTACCAGCAAGAGTTTCTTAATCAGGTAAGATCCGATGCAGAACCTTTAATAAAACTACACTGGGACGAAATTGCTCTTAATCAAGATAAGATTAAACTTAACCCTGACTGGGAAGCATACCAAAAATTAGAAGACGATAATAGACTAAAGATATTTACTGCTAGAAATGGTAAACAGCTTGTAGGCTATTTTGTTGTCATCTTAGGTGCAAACATTCACTACAAAGATCACATATTTGCAAGCAACGACATTATATACTTACATAAAGATTATCGTAAGGGATTTGTTGGCATACGTCTAATTAAGTTTGCTGAGAAGTGTCTTAAAGATGATGGCGTATCTGTACTTTTAATTAACACAAAGATACATAGACCTTTTGATAAATTACTAGAACGACTTAAGTTCAAGCCTATCGAAAGAGTTTATTCTAAGTTCATAGGAGACTAACATGGCTATAGCCGCTACTGTAGCATTAGTATCAACAACTGCAACTGCCCTAACTGTAGGGCTTACTACGTCTTTCATGTATGCTTTCGCCGTTAACTTTGCACTTGGTGCGGCTCTTAATGCTCTTACACCTAAGCCTTCTGCATCAGGAGTTAATAGAGGTTACGATGTAAATGGTTTAGCTACAGGTACTGCCTTAGACCATCAGATAGTATATGGTAAAGCTCGTGTTGGTGGTGTTCGTATATACGATGAATCTACAGGTACAAACAATAAGTATCTACACCGTGTTATAGCTTTTACTGGTCATGAGATAGAATCTTTTGAGACTATCTATATTAACGACGAAGCTGTTACTTTAAATGCTAGTGGTTATATAACTAGTCCATCTCACTACAATAGTAAGGTGCGTATTAAGAAACACTTAGGAGCTTCAGATCAAACTGCTGATAGCACCCTAGTTTCTGAGTCTGCACATTGGACTTCTAATCATAGACTACGTGGTATATCTTATTTGTATATTCGTATGGAGTATGACGCTGACTCATTTCCTGATGGTATACCTAACTTTACAGCTACTATTAAAGGTAAGAAGGTTTACGATCCTCGTAACTCTAGTACAGCATGGTCTTCAAACCCTGCCTTATGTATCCGTGATTATCTAACTTCTTCTTATGGATTGTCTGAAGTGTCAGCTAACATAGATGATACTCTTATAGCTACAGCCGCTAATGTTTGTGATCAAACAAATACTTTAGCTGGTGATGTTAGGTATACATGTAATGGTGGCTTTACTACCTCTTCAACACCTTATGATATGTTAAGTAGTTTACTTACTTCTATGGGTGGGTCTTTGTGGTATGCTCAAGGTAAGTGGCGTATTAAACCTGCTTACTGGACAACACCAGTGATGGATCTAGATGAGGACGACTTAAGAGATAAGATATCTTTATCTACACGTCACTCTCGTAGAGATAACTTCAATACTATTAAAGGTACATTTAAAGGTGCAGAATCTAACTGGCAAGTAACAGACTACCCAGAAGTAACTAACTCTGCTTTTGTTACAGCGGATAATGGTCAAGTATCAGTTGCGGATGTAGACCTAGGGTTTACTGATAATTCTGTTGGTGCTAGAAGATTAGCTAGAATTGCATTAGAACGTAATAGACAACAATTAGCTATTAGTACAAGTTTTAGTTTAAAAGCATTAGCTCTACAGGTAGGAGACAATGTACGTATAACTAATTCTAGGTTTGGTTGGACTAACAAAGAGTTTGAAGTAACATCTTGGAACTTTGGACTTGCAGATGAATACGACCTTAGAGTAGAGGTGCAACTTGTAGAAACTGCTTCTACAGTGTTTGATGAGATTAGTGACGGTATAATATACGAGAGAGACAATACAACTTTCTGGTCGCCATTTGAAGTAGAGATACCTCAGACTTTACAAGCTACACCAAGTACATTTAATAATGCTGATGGCACAACTATACCTCAAGTCCTATTCAGTTGGGCTTCTACTAACGATAGTGTTATAGAACAATATGAGTTCCAGTGGAAAATTTCTACTGATACTGATTACAACTCTGTAATACTTACTAACAAAGAGTTCTTGTTGTCTCCAATAAAGAGTGGAGTTGCTTACAACTATAGAGTTAGATCTATAAATCACTTAGGTGTTAAGTCTAGTTTTGTTAGTGGGGCTTCTCCTGTTAGTACAACTAATGACGCTACAATACCTAATCCACCTACGTCTCTTAATACTACGGGAGGGTATGGTAACGCTGGAGTATACTGGACACCTCCTACTACTAATACAGACTCAAGTACAATAGATGATTTGTTTCAGTATAAGATATATAGGAATACAGCTAACAACTTTGGTACAGCTACTCTTGTTGGTCGTGTTGCATCTGATGCGTTTACTGATACAGGTCTTGCTGACCAGACTTTATACTACTACTGGGTAACTGCTCTTGACTTTACAGGGAATGAGAGTTCAGAGAGTTCTGTAGCATCTGTTACTACTGCTGTAGCACCTACAGGACCAGCAGGGGATGATGGAGCTAGAGGAGCAGGTCGTTGGAACATACAGGTTAGTAGTCTACCTACAACTTCTAGTGGGGCTGACACAGACTTTACAGCCGCTATAGGAGATCCTGTAGATAGAGATCAAGCGTGGTTTTATACTGGTACTCAAGCTAACCCTACATCACAGAATGTGTGGATATATAATTTATCTGGTGATAGTTGGGTTCAACAGACTGAGGTTATTGATGGTAGCCTTGTAGTATCTGGCACTGTAACAGCAGATAGACTAGAG